TCATAGACACAGATAAGCTCCCCCAATGGTTAAAGAAAAGTCGTGAACATTAACTTTAAGTTAATGAGGAAACTTCTAAGAATACCTAAAGCCTTCTTTTCTTTATAGGGGAATATATAATAAGCGTTAGAGCTTAACGTATTCCCCAGCGTATCTTGACAAACCGAACTATATTCAGATATTAAAACCTATGTCTAATAAACAATTAGGAATATTCTTTGATAGTGTAATACCTCAGTTTGTAGAACAAAGAAAAAAACTAGGATTATCACAATCAAAGCTTGATGATATGATTGGTTGTGCTAGAGGTTTAGTATCAAAATGGGAAGTAGGTATTAGAAAACCGAGTGGATTTCTGTTTTGTTGTTGGGCCAATGCACTTGAATGTACAATAATATTAAAAGAAAAAAAAGATCAACAAAAAATAGAATCTTAGTCGGTACACACTTCGACACATTAACACCACAATCTAAAATTATATATAAAGAACAAAATCAACCTAAAGGCTGTAAATGCAAAGGTGTTGATTTAGTATATGGCAATGGCACATATTGGTATTGTGGTAATTGCCATCTTAATGAATGGGGGAAGAAATGAATTATAAAGACAAATTTAAGGAACCAATAATTTTTGATAAATCTTTTGTTATTTATTCTTGTGATAAAAATTTAACAGCAGAAGATATAAATAAAATATTAAAAGAATATAATGTAACAACAAGAGAACTAACAGATGAAGAGGTAATATATCACATATGAATAAAACAAGTCCAAGTTATTATAGTAATAACAAACCAGAACTAACTGAATTAATTAATGCATGGAAACTAAATTGGTGTGAAGGTAATGCTGTAAAATATATTCGCAGACACCGAAACAAAAATAAAGAACAAGATGTACTAAAAGCAATTTGGTATTTAACAAATATATTAGAAGGTGAATATGGGAATCAGTTTGCTGAAAGCATTAGAAGGGCAGTTCAAGAAGTTGAAAATAAAACTACCCTTAAAACACTCAGACCACATAGATCGTAAAAGATCTATTCAAAACTTTGTTATGGTATTAGCTATACAATATCTAGAATCAGATATGTATAGATACTTTGCCAAACATTATACGAGCCAGCGTGTTGCTGATAATCGTAAAGTAAAACCAATAGAAAACTATATATGGAGGAGGTATAATCATGGGAAGTCAGACAGGGATTTGGCAAGAGATCAACGAAATGTATACAGACGACAACAAATTAGAGAGAGGAGCTCTGACTAGATGGGAAAAGGAAATGGAAAACTTGAACAACCCAAACGACCAACAGGCATTGGAGGTACTGATGCAGTGCGTCTTACAAATGGTGAATGGAAAGACCTTTGGCTTGAGAAAATTGGAAAGATCGAAAGAAAAGATCTTTCAGGTGTACTGCCAGTTCAACTTGGAATATTTACCGAGGAGTTCAACAGACGCTGGTATCAAGAAGTTACTGGAGAAAGGGTTGTTAATATAAATAGTGTTTGGACACACCCTGAATATGAATATATTTATGGTAGTCTAGATGGTGTTGCAAAAGGCAAAGTCTTTGAAGCTAAACATACAAATCCGTTTACTAAAGAAGATACATTAATAGAAAGATATTATGCTCAAGTGCAGCATTATATGATGGTCACAGGTTTTTCTAAAGCTGTGTTATCTGTGCTTTATGGTAATAGTAATTATAAAGTATACACAATAGAAAGGGATAAGCCTTTTCAACAAAAACTAGAAATAGCGTGTCACTTATTTTGGTTTCATGTAATGAATGATATTACACCACCAGAATATGTTGACTTTGATCTAATGGGGAAAATTAAAAATGAACATGACATCGCGTTACACTTTGGAGAAGAAATATCCTCTGACAGCTGGTTACAAGGAAAACTCAACTAGCAAAGAGGCAGCAGAAAAAATTGATTCTAGATCAACTAATCTGCGTACAGAATGTTTAAAGATAGTAAAACGACAAGGTAACTATGGAGCTACACCTGAAGAAGTAGCAGAAATATTATCTGAAAGTATATTATCTATTAGACCAAGATTTACCGAACTTAAATTATTAGAATATATAATTGATTCTGGTGACAGAAGAATAAATAGTTTTGGTAGCACAACAAAAGTATGGAGGTACAATGACGAAAGATAACAGAAATGTATGGGATAGTTTAAAAGAAACTGATCCTAGATTTACCAAACGCATTAACAAAGGTTTTGGTGACATAACTACTATTGATCCACAATGGCAGATTATGAAAATAACAGAACAGTTTGGCCCAGTAGGTACTGGTTGGACATACCGAGTTGATTACAGCTATCATGGTATGGACACTAATCAAACTGCTGTTGTAGCTGCAGAAGTATCTGTTGCAACAAATAAAAACAAAGACGGCTTTTGGGATTTTTATGGGCCTGTCTGTTCACCATTAAAAATGTACAGAAAGACTGGTGCATTAGATGACGAAGCACCAAAGAAAGCTATGACTGATGCATTAACAAAAGCGTTCAGTCACTTAGGACTTTGCTCTGATATATTCATGGGTAAGTTTGATGATTCTAAATATGTGAAAAATTTAGAAGAAAAATACTCAGGAAAAGTAGATCCAAGTAAAGTTACTAAGACAGTATAGTCGCCCACAGCTAGGGGTACGGTGTGTAGGTTAGCTGTTGGGCAATGTTCTCCATGCCTACACACATAAGAAAGGATAAATATGAAAGTAAATGAATTATTGCATAGTTTAGTATTGCAAGGACATAAGTTACCATTAAATTTACACCCACCATTACAAGCTGAATATTATTCTAAAAGTCAAAAAGAATATAAACCAGTTGGTGAAATGGATTTGTTTCATTTTATAAATGCGTTTATACAAAACGTAGATAGTAGTGAACAAACACAAGATAAAACAGATTTATCTGCTACAATGAGTAAAGCAGATATACACTATGAGTTACTTAGAATTAAGAACTCAGTAGATACTTTAATTGGAGGTCTAAATGATTAATAAAGTAATATTACTAGGTCGTGTTGGTAGCGATCCAGAAGTAAAAATTTCTACCAGAGAAGAAAAGTTTGCTGGTTTCTCTCTAGCTACTTCAGAAAGATTTAAAAATAAATCTGGTGAGTGGCAAGAAAAAACACAATGGCATAGAATTGTATGTTGGGATCCTAACATTGCTAAGACTATTGAAACATATGTAAAGAAAGGAACTACTCTATACATTGAAGGTCAAATAGAAACTAGACAATATGATCTTAATGGTGAAACTAAATACACCACAGAAATTATTATACCTAGATTCAAAGGTATTCTAAAAATGATTGGGGGCAAAGATGGCTCAAGTTCTAAAGTTCAAACGCAAACAAACGCTAGAACAGAAGATCCAGCAGAAGATATCCCATTCTAATTTTTATGAATGTGCTGATTGTAGTAAAAAATATCTACAAGACAATCTAATAGCATACATACCTACTAATCAGAACAGAGCTGATAGTTGTGATTGGTATTGTATCAAATGTTATAATAAAAGATTTAATGATTAGACATGAATAGGTTTCTCCTTTCGTTTCCTGTTTGATGTAATGCCATAGGTTTTAGTAATTTATCCTATACAATTACATTGTGATCATTAAAATTAGGGGGTATGTGAGTGAACGCACATAAACCCCCTTTTTTTCATCAATGGGAGGAAGATGAAACTCTTGTGTATAATTTAACCTAGACTATATAATTAGGCTTTGTATGCTCAAATATGAGCTACTTTTTAACTAAACTTCCACCAAAATACAGTCCAATGATCGCTGACATCAAATGTGTATCTAATGGAGTAATAATTAAACCATTAAATGTTTTATCCATCACGATCTCTTTCTTTTCAATTAAAAATAAAAACCCACTAGTAAATTCTGTCCAAGTTAAAACAACCGTAGTATCAAAAAATACAGGTGCTAACTTTGGCCAAGCAATAATAAAGAACACAGCTGTTAATGCAATGATCCTTCTTGTAAACTGAAAGCCTTTATTCTCATAAGATCTAGCTTTATCAATGTATGACATCTGAGCATCAGCTCTAGCCAATAACATTTTTTGTTGATCTTGTTTTGCTTTAATAGATTGTGACCATATAGACATTACTCCACCAAGAACTGAACTTCCTAGCATAGTAATCATTTCTACTGGCAATCCACCTAACATTTATGCAGCCCAACCAACTATAAGAACAATAATAATAATTGCTAATATACCTACTGCAACTTTTCCTCTTTTACTTAAAGAGTATAAGTTTAGTTTATTCCAAATATTTTTAATCATATTCTCTCTCCAATCTATCCATAGAAATAAAATTTACTTCTTGGATATGGTTATCCCAAATGCCTAATTCAGTAACACACCAAGACCAGCCATTCATGTTTAACTTAGCATATTCTTCTATATGACCATGAGGTAAAGAGCAACCGACATTTACTATCCTAACCCATTTGTCGTAGCCTATTTTAATAGCTTTCCAGTCTCTAGCTTTATGAGTATGACCGAATACTAAGTCATGTATACTGTCATTTCCTATCTGTACTTCACCATTTTTACCACCATATTCTTTGCCCATTATATTTAATGGTGCATGAACAAATCCTACACCAGCTATAAATTTAAATTCACCATATTCAGATACACCCCAACCATACTCTTTAAATGAAGAATATAATTGATGTTTCATCATACCTTGTATCTCAGGTATATTTTCTTCAAACCTGTGTATGCGCAGCTCATGGTTTCCCATACAAAAATGCCTGGGGTAATCACTTACATATTTATCTAAAATTTTTAATGCAGATTTCATAGAAGTTATATCAACCATAAAAGCATCTTTTAATTTACCTTGCTGCGTACTATTCTTTTGAAAAAAACTAAGAGAATCTAGACTAGAAAAATCTCCTATGTGTACAATGTAATCTGGTTTTGATTTACGAATGTGCTTACCAATCCAATGAAACCTATTCTGAGGTATATGTGGACTGTCATGAGTGTCACCTATGACAAGGACTTTATGCCCTTTAAATTTCATTTAACCGTTATAATTAAAAAGTTTCAAAGTTGTAAAGATAATAATAATAATAGATCCAATCCAAGCAACAGCTTTTAATGCTCCTCGACCGGTAGCCATTTCTTCTTTTAGTTTAGAAACTTCTTCTTTATTAGCACGAACATCACATTTAATCTCATCAAGAGTTTTAGTTATTTGTATATATTGTTGTTCCCAATTAGACATTGGATCCTTCAATACCACATTTAAATATAACTGTTAATTTTCTTTCTTTTAAATCACTATCAAGATAATCAGCTAAATTATTTTTTGTTAAATTACATTCTATATTATCATTAAAACTTAAAGGTACTTCTGTTTTAAAACATAATGTTTGATCTAATTCACCTATATTAAGCATACAGATCATAGCAAATATTTTAAACATTATTCTCTATAATCGCCATCAATCTCTAAACGTAAAGATTTAATTTTATATTTAAGCTCAAGTAATTCTTGTTTAAGTTGAATAACGTTTTGATTTTCTTGTACTGTAACAACATCATCTTTTAATAATTCAAACTCATTAAAAAGTTTTCCTACAAAAAAGACGTTACCTATTAACCCACCTAGTAACCCTAAAATTATAACTAAGTTTTTTAAATTAATATCTACTTGAGCCACTACGCACCACAGCTCTCACATTCATCAGGACACTTACAATCTGCTTTTGTTGTAGC